AGAGGGTGTCATTATAAGGTATGTTAATTCTGCGAGTTGTCCAAAAGCCGAGGATCTGTACCAGAGCCCGGAGTTTCGGTTTCAACGTCAAGAACTATACGATCCTTGTTTGCTAGTTCGCTTATCGGAGTATCAAGCAGAACATCGCTGACATTTAGGCCATCGCGACTAACCGTGAGACTAAGATCACCATCCTTGGAGCGATCGGAGTTATCATACACTGTCTTACTAATTTTAAGTAATGTACCGAGTAAAGTATCGATAACAAGAACCGTTCCAGATACCTCAAGAACAAACCCCCAATGCCAAATAGCAGCAAGACCAGCATAAGCAACACCTAATGCCGGAATGTAGATCTGTGCAGCATCCTTGAGGAAGTCATACACCTTAGGTGCAAAAATCCAACGAGACTCATTAGCTTCAACACGGCTATTTGAAATAGACATAAATATCTCCTTAACTGGGCATCTTCCAAATGCCATCTTTTTTGACGAAAGGTAATCCAATTTTCCATTCGCCGGAAACTTTAACATACGGAATACCATACTTCCAGAGACCACCAACTTTAACCCAAACAGGGGCAAGTGTGGCTACTGTAAGGACCGCTGACGATGGAGAATATCCTCCTGCGGAGCCGTTATGTGCATAAACTCTAAACGAATATGTTTTACCAGGAACAAGTCCTGTCAGTACTCGTGTCAAGTTATTAGCAATATCGTCAACAAACGCTCCGGTACCGTCACTAGTTTCATAACGTCTAACTAAATAATGATCTATAGCGGCGCCACGATTATCTGATGAAGCTGCCCAAGTAAGTCTCATACTGGTAGGTAGAATTTCACTAGCTACTGGTGTACCAGGGGTAGTTGGCGGTTTTGGAATACGAGGCGGATCTATTGTACTACCACCATCAGCATAAGAAAATGCGTTAGGCCAGTTTACACGTTGCAATGTTGATATAGAACCAACAAAACCCTCAGAGTTATGTCCAACGTTAACCCCCCAGGGTCCATCATACCATCTTTGACCACCAGCAGGAACACCCGAGGGCATAGTACCGGAATGTCCGCCACCACCCATTCCAGCTATTTCACCAGTTTGGCTACCCACATAACCCGAGTAAGAAGAAGATCCTCCTCGGTTAATAGCCTGCACCCAGTAGTATATAGTAGAATAGTTTCCTGCTTGATCCTGAGACACAAGATCAGCATAAAGGTTATAATCTGTGGTTGGGGCAGAAGAACGCCGACTAACGCGTAAAGTAGCCATATATTACTCCTTACGCTAGCGTCTTGATATGAATATCGCCGTCTTGTCCATCAGTGTTCACAGGATCAACTGCACTAGTGGTAATACCAGCAGCGCTTCGATAACCAGCTTTACCTATAGGAATAAGACCTCGAACTCCAGCTATTAAATCTCTAGTTCTGTTTATCTCTCGCGCACCAAATCGAACTCTACCCTCTTCTCCAGTGTTTGGAACGAGTGGATATCCCGCAGCTGTTGCGTCATCTCCTACAGCCATAGTTACCTCCTTTCTAAACTGCTAAATATTTACCGTCACGAATAAAACCATGCATACCACAGCAAGATGGCCAATATATGGATGCTTCTATGTGTAGCGGCTCAACGGAAATAAGATCGTGAGCCGCTACACCAGTAGGAGTCCATCCACCATAGTCTCGAGTATTAGTAGCATTTTCTTTTCTAACCGGATCAACGTTCATGTCACAATTATGCCAGACCCAAAGACACTCAATTAAATGATCGTGATCTTCTATACCACAAACCCAAGAATATGCCACATCATATGAAAGCATATCTACTTGAATCTGACGAGAAAGAAATCCCCATAATATCACACTCATACTGTGTCCCAAGTTTCTGTAGTAAGGTCATCCCAAACTTCAGCACTAGGCCAAGCATACCAAGAACCAGCAGTAATAAGAAGTTTCACAGCAAGTGTCGGATATGCTCGATCACCTTCAGCATCGGAAGCAAATATCTGCTCTGTAACACGCATTTGCTGAGATACTTTATCACTGTTACGAATCTCTACAAGATCCCCTAAATGATAATCTCTCCCATAAACATACTGAGAGTTCTTGGCGATTTCACCGTCAAATGCCGCAAAATTAGTATTTTTAGCAAGCTCTTCTTTACCCTTTTGAGTAAGAAGTGCATTAAGTGCTGCGTCTTCAGTAGGCTCATATGCTTGCGATGCGGTTATTGCTGCTAAAATGTCAGCCTTTTCGGCAGCAGAGACATGAAGCCCCTGGGCATTTACTGCATCAATAATGTTGTTTTTATCTGTTGTGGTTGCGGCAGTGTTATTAGAAAGAAACTGTTTGATTGAAGTAATATCCGCAGTTATTAACCGAGTTAAAAGACTCAGTCGATTTAGTGCATCTTTCTGGTCCTGCGTTGCGCTGGGAAGTGCTTTAGCAGTATTGACTGAGGCTAACTGAGGAGCAGTGAGTGAATATGTAGTAGCAATTGCTGCATTTATGTTTACGATATCCTGCGGATAAAGTCGATCCATCTGCGGAATTTTAGATAAAGAATTACCTTGAAGTTCCGTAGTTGTTTCTATATTTTTTGCAATGGCTACGGCAACTTCTTGTGCTTCACTAACAATATAAGGTAACGGAATCATCGCTGAGCGATCAGCAAAACGAATATCATTAGCGTCAACGTGTAATACTTTACGATCAAATCCAGATATAGAACTATCTACACCATCAGCATATACCAGAGCTGAACCATCAGGACTAATAACATTTGCTACGTTTTTGTAAGCTGAGATACTTGTCAAATAAGCAACATTGGTGAGGTTGTCTAGTTCTGGTGCAAATATGACATTCTTTAAAGTTGTCTGTAAAGTAGTACGGTCATTACCCGAATATACATTAAACATTAACTGCGATGTATCACGGTTTCGTACAAGTCTAAATCCCAGATCATAAATATCACAGAGCTGTTTAATCGCACTGTATAGTGTCATTGGGGGTATGTTGAGAGTAACGGGCGTTGCGGGTTCAGGAATCGTGTCTGCAGGATACATAGATCCAGGAGTATAAAAAGGAAGCTTATCTCCAACATTTATAGATCCGTCAATTGCAACATATTTGAATATCTGACGAATGATCGCAGCAGGTAGTTGATCAGTAAAATACCAGTTCAAATCTTTAACGTCTGAATTTGGTACGAGAGTACGAGCAACACGATCATTAAGAACTTCTTCCAGGGACGGGCCACTTATATTTAAGTAGACCCGTCCCTGATCGTCTTGTTTATCTAACACGTTCTCAATAGTCATTACTCTATCAGACTCATTGATTGCCAATTTAGTACCGACGGTAAGTCGGTTTCTAGCATTTAGAGTAGAAGGAATAACAAGTTGAAAATCGCCATAAGCAGCAAATCGCTCTGTCCAAATAAGTGATTCATACAAATCAAAAATAGCAACACGACGGAGTTGGCTATCTAGAACAAATAAATCCATTACAGCCCTCCATACTTGTCTGTATATGCTATTGAATAAGGAATCACCGCCCCTGAGGCAAGTACACGAAGTTTATTTAATCCTGGGAAAAGATTCAACCAGTTAGCAGAAGGATCTATTCCGTAAACAACTTCTTGATCCGAACCCAAATGGGTAAGGATAGCATACTTATTTCCAGGAACTGTACTTATCTTTAGAGTATCTCCAGCGACCATTGCAATAGCAATAGGCATTTGTTTGGCGATGTTATCTTCCGGAGTATTGTATATTGTAAGGTTTGTTATTGTACGGTTTACATTTAAAGTAAACACAAATCCAGTTTCCACAGAACCCACGTAAGTTAAAGGTGATTCTGTAGTTCCCGCAGTAGTATTACCATTAAAAGTTTTTGGCGTTGTGTCAACAAAGTTAGAATTTTCACAAATTATAGATATTGTAGCATCAGGATCTCGAGTAAAGCGGGGCGAGTCGAAAGATTCCACCCGCCCCGCTATGTTAACTACGAGCCCATCATCTTCATAGAATCTGAGATTAACGTTTGTTTTTGGCATAAAAAACGTATAAAGTCTACGTCTAATATCCCTAACATTTGTAGCTACGTAGTCTGGTTCATACCCAAGAGTAAATACTAGATTTCTTTTATCTCGTCGAGCAGACTGAAATGCGCTTAAATCTTGTCCTGCAAAATCAGAATATACCAAAGTAGCTTTAACCGGATCAAGACCAGTAATGTCTTCGATCGTGATTCCTTCGGTATAGTCAGTAAGGGAGAGTGTGAGTAACTTTCCTTGGTCGTTACGTGCTTCTACTTTAACCAACATTATTTATCCAACTCTCCCTTCTTAACTGCAATTAGATTCTTAGTATTGCGATATGTTTCAACTTCAGAGATAGCCTTCGGCGAATTATTAATCTGCGTGAAGTTAAGCACTGTGCCTTCGTTTGACGGAACACCGTCAGCATCAGTAGCAACACGCATATTTTCTTCATAACCAAAGTTTGCCGCATTTGCATTAGACCTTGTGTTGTCCAAAGAAATAGCATTAGTGCCTAGCATACCATTGATCTGAGATGCGTCTTTCTTAACTGCTGAAAGATCCAACACAGGTCGAATAGTAGGCGTTACATCCATATTATTAGATACAGCACTGGCGATATTAGCCATAGACTTAGTTACAGCAGCAACAGCAGTACTTCCAATAAGGTCACCGGCTTTGTTCACTTCATTAGTGCTTGCGATCATCTCATTAACGAGACCTTCAATCGAGAAAGCCGCGATTTTCTTGAACTCCTTTGACGGAGAAGCAATACCAAGAGCATTCTTAGCACCCTTGATAAGTGCATTACCAATCTTTTCACCAGCCTTCTTGATAGCCGATCCGCCAGCTTCAATAGCAGCAGTAATACCGTTCACAACAGCATTAAACAGGTTTGTTCCAGCGGTTGTGAATTTAGCAGTATTATTTGTGATATAATCACTTAACCCGTTTATGAAGCTAAGTATCATATTACCACCAGCAGCAATAATGTCAGGCAGTTTAGCTGCCATGGCATTTATGAAGTTGATAATTATGTTTGCACCCTGAGTAACTATACCCCCAATGTTATCAGCTATACCCTTAAGTATGCCTGTAACAATTTGAAGACCTGCGTCAACAAGTAGCGGTACAAGAACAATCAAAGCCTCTACAAGAGAGACAATGAGCAAAGTCGCTACCCGAATTATCTCAGGAACAACAGTACCAATTGCAGCAAGCATGGCCATAAGGAGACTGACAAAAGCGCCAATTAACTTCGGTGCTGATTCTCCAATAGTTACCGCCATAGCGACCATACCATTACCAATAGCAACAGCAAGTATTGGTATCTGAGAAGCAAAAGCCTGTATACCCTTAGTGAAAAGAGTAATACCAGCCCCACCTACAGCTACCAAAAGTCCGATACCAACTGCAAGAGCCGCTATACCCGCAGCTGCCAGATATACTCCAGTTCCAAGTGCGAGAATACCCACGCCAAGAAGCAAGAATCCTACAGAAGCAGGAATTAAGAGTAGACCCATAACCGCCAATATACCAAGACCTGCAGCAAGGATACCAAGACCAGTACCTAATGCATCCCACTTCAATGTTCCAAGAAGCTTCAAAGAAGGCACAAGAACAGCAAGAGCCCCAGCAACGACAAGCAATGCTACTGCGCCAACTGCAGCAAATGTAAATGCATAAGCAGCGGCGGCCAATATACCAAGAGAGCCAGCAAGAACAACCATACTGCGACCAATATCGTCCCAGCTCATTGTAGCAACAATCTTAAGCGCACCAGCAAGAACTGTAACAGCAAACGCAATAACAAGCATAGCTGCTGCACCCAGAAGTGTAATCGGATTACCCATTAGTCGAACTGCAACCAATAGTACAGCAATTGTCACAGAAAGAGCAACAAGAGACTTAACCATGTTATCCATGTTGATCATACTCAATATAGCCACAGCTCCAGCAAGTCGTAAGACTGCGGAACCAATAAGCAACATTGCAGCAGCACCAATTATAATGTTTGCTGCATTCTTCTGCATTATTAGTGCAAGAAGAGCAACAACACCAACTAGTGCTCCAAGTAGTATTATAACTGCTCCTAGTCCCTGGGCAAGATTTGCCAAAGGAATAAACGCAAGAGCAACTACTGAACCAACAAGAATAAGAACTGCCTGTGCCATAAGTATCATAGCGCCAGCACCAGCAAGAATTGCAGGTCCACTCTTTGCCATAACGTCAGCGACAACAGACAAAGCAAGAGTAAGTGAAGTTAGAAGCACAACAACAGCAGCAAGACCTCCGGCCATCTTCTCTATAGGAAGAAGAGAAAGCAAAGCCACGGCTGCAGCAAGAACAAATATAGCGTTGGCAATGGCGACTAGAACTCCCGCCAGAATCACCATATCAAATATACCCTTAGCTCCAGTCATTGCTGACATTTCTGCAAGAGCAAGCATGATAGCTTTCATCATTCCCACAATAGCCAAAGAAGCAGCTATCATCTTACCGCTATCCACAAGACTCAAGAGCAATGCCGACGCAGCAAGTAGAGCAACAGATATTGCAATTTCTTTAAGAGTTTTAGCATTGGTATTGATTTCAAGAGCTTTAAGGTTTGTACGCAGAGAACCAAATATAAGGTCGAACTGGGTTACAAATCCACCACCTAAAGCGTTCAAGGTGTTTTTAAGGTTACCCATAAGTGTGCTAAGCAGACCAATAAACAACGCACCATTCAATCCAGAAATAGCGTCATCGAAGTTTAATTCACCAAATAGACCCTTTACAACCTTGACCATACCCGATACAGCATCGCCAATTGCTTTAAACACAGGCTGTAAAAATTGCCATACAGCATTAGCAGCAGAGACTATTCCATTCCAAAGGCTTTTAAAGAAGTCCCCTAATACTAAGAGACCCTTAAAACGCTCACCAATATCTCCAAGGAACTTGACGAAAGCGGGAGCCCCCGGGTTTTCTAAGAAAGACCATCCATCGGATAGAACCCCAAAGAAAGTCTGCAATAGACCAATAGGAACAGCAATAACGCTTTTAAGAACACTAAAGAACTTAGTGAGTCCCTCTCCGCTCTTTATAGCTTTATCAACACCTACAAGCCAACGACCAATTTTTGCTGTAAAGTCACCAAAACCGTCGCCACTGTCGTTAGTTATACCGATAAGATCGGCAAGTAACCCTACAACTCGAGATATAATCTGCCATCCAATAGAGAGAATAGCAAAGAACCCAGCCGCAGTTTCACGAATATTAATAAACTGATGTGTAGTCGGCACAAGGAGTGCAAAGAACGTGGCAAAAGCCTGTCCCATATCCTTTACCATCTGTACAGTCGGCGTTGGGAATATAGCACTAAAACCCTGCCCAATAGCTTTACCTATTTGGGACACAATTTCAAATATATAACCCAGAGCTCGAACAAATGGTTCTGCTGCAACAGCATACTGAGAAAGGTCAAACTTAGCGATGTTTTCGAGAAGTTTGACTAGTCCTCCTGCAGCTTTCCCCTGTAGTTCTCCAATACCTATCTGAATCGGTTTGATTGCTGCTGCAACTTGGTCGAGAACCGGAGTAAGAGCATTCATTACAACACGAAGTGATTCAAAATATGGCGTAGCAGAGTTAGCACCAATGCGAGAAAGTGCAGCCTTCATGTTTGAAAGCGCACCAGTAAAGGTTTCATTAGCTTTAGCTGCGTTAGCACCAAAGGTGTCAAGCATGACCTGAGAGAACTGAGCAAAGCTAATCTTACCCTCAGAAACCATCTTTCGAACAGCTTCTTCAGAGACGCCCATAGATTTAGCAAGAAGTGCCGCTGCATTAACACCACGAGAAGCAAGACTTAGTAGATCGTTACCATACACACGTCCGTTACCTGCGATTCCCTGGAAAATACGAGCAATATCCCCGTAGTTACTACCCGTCTGAGCAGCAACGCCAGCGATAGAGCGCAGAGTCTCATAAAGACCATTACCAGCGGTAATACCTGATGCGCCGAACTGTGCAGCAGCTGTAGCTGCTTCATCAAGTCCATAAGCCGTCCCAAGTACTGCCTGAAGTGACGCTGCCATGGTTGCTTCAATATCAAGGCCTAAACCACGGAACTGAAATTTAGCTTGCTCGAGGGCTAGTGCTCTTCGCTGACCGCCTTCTACGATTGGGCTAAGTATGGCTGCGCCAATATTCTTACCAGCGTTAATTGCTGACTGGGTGAGGTTAGAAAGTACGTTAATACCAATTATGCCAAGAATACTGAAAGCATTAGATATAGATTCTACACCTTGAGCTATGCTTCCAAGGTTCATACGGTCGGCAGCATTCTGAATGCTGTTAAGACCGGAGGTTGCCCCGTCAAGTTTTAGGTTATTTTGTAAGTCAATTAGTGACTTGTTAGTATCAGCAACTCCTGCCTGAAACTGGTCATTGTTAAATCGCATGTTAACAATGCGATCGTCAATAGTGCTCATTTAGCAATCACCTCCTTCCAGACAGATTCTGCTATGTCATCAAATATGGGTTGGATAGCAGGGTTGATAAAGTCATACCCTCTAACATACCCACCCGTTCCGGTAGCATGTCCGTATTGGAGTAATATAACAACTGGTATATTATCTGCCATATGAGTGTTAGTCCACTGCACCGACCACTGTCCGTTGTCGCTTGAAATAATATAATCCCAAGAAGCCGCTGTCTCACCAGTATCGTTTGGGGTAACACTTCTAAGAGCGTCAACCCCTCGCTGCCCGTATGCTTCAAGAGCGTTAAAAAGATCATTCTTGAGCATACGGGCAAGGAAGTTTTCAAGGTGTTGAAATCCGCCGTTATGTGTAAAAGTTAATCCTTTGGCCATTTCAACTCCATTCTACTTCCATTTTGATTATTTAGCTATCTTCTGTTTCCGGAGGTGATATTGCTTCTGGCGCGTCCGGCGGAGGAACAACGATTGGATCGGGAACCTCATCGAATTGTGCTGCAAGAGCGGTGTCATCTAGAATAGCAAAAGTCATTCCAGATTCGTCGATAAGTTTATTCAACGAAATACCCATGTCAACAAACACTTCTCTGCGATAGACTCGCTTTGATCGATAAGCCATTACTTCTCCTTTATCTTAGTATCTCTTGATTCTCGGAAGCGCGACGTCCAGCTGCAAACGAGACGCCATTCCAGGACCACCAGGTGGCAGTCCCCGAGTATGTGGCAATCCAACCCATACCATCTCCACCATTTGTATTACTGGACAATGGCGTTTGGGTGGTATTTATATCCATTCTACCAGTTGCTCCGGTAGCAACAATCAAAGATATTGCTCTTTGTCTTGTTCTCCATCTTCGCGGAAGAAAGGACATCAGTACACCGGTCGTTCCATTTCCCCATAGACCTTTTAAAAAGACAAGACCGTCTGGGGTTCTAAGCATACCGGGAACGGTCCATGCTGTATTTGGAGCATCGTAAGCTGTCCAACTTGAAAGCCCTGCTGGAGCTAACCAACCAGTGGTATTTGGACCAGGGACAGGGACGTCTTTAAGATTACTTAAAGAAATTCTGTAGTTGGCACCAACAGCAACACCGTAATTTAGAATTTTACCAAATCCACCGGCGCCTGCAGCATTTGAAATTCGGCAATACATATATACATTAAGACACCAAAGAGGAAAGTGTCTACCAGCAAGAGCCCCCGGATAATATGCACTCATATCGGCCATAGTGCCAGCAGCGACAACAGCTGGAGTTGTAATTAATCCTTCAAAAAGAATAACTCCATCTAAGTCTATAGTATATCCAATTCGACTGACACGAGTTGGTGAACACCCTGGAAGTTGATTGCTAACTGTGTTTGCTGTTGTTGCAGGTCCGGCAGTCCACACACTATGTCCAGCGACCAAAGAAATTGGAACAAAAGTGCCATATCCAGCCGCTCTAAAAACAACATTATATAGAGAGAAATATGATGTAGCACCCGCACCAACTATTGGTCCCATACGAACTGTACCATCGTCAGCACAAACATAAATTGTTTGATTACCGCCAGCATTAGCACAAGTAAATACTTGATCATACGCTGGACGCATAGCAATAGGTAGTGTGCAAATTATTTGACCATTAACGAAAGAAGTTGCCGTTAAAAGACCTTCAAGAGATACAATTCCCGTAGATGACATGGTACATAGAACATAACCGTTACCCATTATAGTATTAAAACCAGTAAGTGTTTGTTGTTCTGAGTATTCTTGTGCTGGGTCTTGTAGAAGATGAGACGCATAAGTACCTATTGTGCCGGCAGGAATTGGCGCTGCCCACACCGGTAGCCAAGACAATTTTGTAGAAATATCTCGACCTGAGATATAGTAGGTACTTCCTACTCGAGTAACAAGAACCGAATCACCAGCACGGATATCCATGTCTTGAGCATCTGAAGTAAAATGCACGTTTGTTAGAATTGTGCCATCTGTTAATGTAACTGTTGGTAGGCCAAAGAACCATGCCGAAGATACAACACCTTTAAAAGATACACCGGTTGTCGGAGAGATAGCCTTATTATTTAAAACATCATCTAGAACTTTTGGAGTAACAGCTCTAGAAATATCTGTTCCGGCAATACCCTCAACAGAGGTTGCTAACTCTATCAAACCTCTACGAGATTCTGTAGAAGTCAGTGCAGCAAGACCAGAAGGCGTTACAACTCGAACATCATCGGTTCCTGCAATAGTTTCTATTGAAGTGGCTAACTCAACCAAACCTGAAACATCAGTAGTCGCTGCAATGGGATATACTTTACCGGCGTCGTATGTACTGCCATCGTGACGTGTGAGAATAAGGTTTCCATCAACATCAACAGTACCAGATGTAATGGTTCCTGCTTCAATAGCAAGCATTCGGTCTTTGGTAAATACTTGAACTGTTCCCACATCGTCTCCTTTCTAAAGAGAACTTAACTGGTATGTATCATCGCCAAGAAATATAACAGTTTCATAAGTTAATTCAACGGTATCTTCGTTAATCATATGTACGGCATATTCAGGACCAGCTATAGTTGCAGTACCGTCTCCATTATCAGTTACTCTAAATATAGCATTAGCTTCAAAGAATTCTAAGATCTCTTTGATCGTAGGCATACTTGGGTTTAAAAGAGCCGTTCCATATAAATGATCTTCAAGCCATTTTATAGTTGCTGGATATGCTTTTGTAGTATCAATTATAAAATGAGATGTAGCACGAGCATCCGGTATAACAACAGGAGTAGTAGATATAGACCAGCTAAATAAATTAGGATCTATTACTCCACTATTAGAAACATTAGATCGCTCTGTTGGAGTAGCTAAAGCGTTATAAACAAGATGTATTAAATATCCCTTGTTTTCATTTATCTCATCCGCAAGTTTTGTTCTATAAGAAAAATTGAATTTCTTACGTCGTTGGTTTGAAAAACCATATTCATTATATCCATCATACTCTTCGAATTCATCAGGAAAAGTAAATGCACTAAGTATAGCAGCAAAATCACCTATACCAAGTTCAGTAGAATACCGGTTTCCATCAACAAATATGATTTTTCCTGTTGATGTATCGCTTTCTAATTCGCTGACAGAAATCAACCCATTCCAAGGCACACCGGGGCCGATCGTAGGGTAAAAAACGCCATGATCGACCCCTATTTCATAACGACGAGATTCAAATGTATCCCACTCTAATCTAGTCATATGAAACTTCCTTTATATTAATTCCATGTTTTAAGCAGTGAACGAGAAAAATCTACAAAACTTTCCCAGCTATAATTATTACCATCTACACTGGGGAAACTACCATCAAAATATGTTCCTAATATTGCTGATTTTTCTAATAATCCATTACTAAATATAACAACGCTATTAGCAGAAGACGGCGATTTAACAACAACATTAAGTTTAGCCCTATTTGTTAAAGCTGGAAAACTTCCACTAGTAATAGTCAGAAGTTTTTTTTGTCCAGGCGCAATGACAATAGTAGGTCCATAATAAATTTCGGGACTTCCCAAAGATTTAGAAGCAACTATAGATAAACATAATGTAATTTCATTTGAAGAAAATGGTACTTCAACTTCCATGGACGCTGACCAAATATCATTTGGTACCGTTACATGATTATCCATATCAAATAATATTATATCATTTGTATTTTTAGCGTCAATCAGTGTTAAAGTACCACTTGATAATCCTCCAGATGGCGATACCCATCCTGGACCAATTCCAAAACGAGGATTTCTTACTTCATTTATACGTTGATAACCTTCAGGTCCAAGACTGCTAAATAATGTTAATAATTCAGTTACTAACGGCATTCTAGGCTCAGACAAAGATGTTCCGTAAAGAATATCCTCTATATATTTAAGTAGTCCCTTTGGTGTGGTTCTAGAATCAATAACAAGATGTGCTGTTGGTCTAATACCCGACATTACAGGAGGAGTAGTGGTAATTGACCAACTCAAAGAAATAGGGTCTGTAGAACCGCCAAGACTCGTGCGATCACGACTTGACGGTCCTGCTAGAGCTCCATATACTAAATGAATTTTATAGCCTAGGTCTAAGCCTGAAATATCATTTCCGACTTTAGTACGGTAGCTAAGACTAAATGGTTTACGAGGTTGCTGAGTTGCTGTTAACCCAGCGTATAAAGTTTTAGCGCCATCGCATACACCAAATTCAGCCGGAGCTGAGAACGCTTCAATAGTCGCTTCAAACTCTTCTGTTTCAGAGATGTTCAGGTACTTTATACCGTCAAGATAAAAAGGTTTTGGTCCGCCACCTTGAGATGACTCTTGGATTGACTTAAGACCATTCCATGCCACGCCTAAGCCATTTACATATAGGACACCACGATCAACGCCCGATTCAAAATATCGCTCACCAATTTTACCCCATAATAATTTAGTCATGACACCTCCTTTTATCCTCTAGTGCCCATTTGCGCTTTACGCTGTTGGTTCATCATTCTACGGCTGTTTATAGACTCACGACGACCCACCTTTTTAGGAGGAGCATTCTTGAGGTTTATTACTTTAATTAGTGCTAAAAGTTTGTTTAAATGCCAAGTTTCACATTCAAAAGGAATTGTTAGAGCAACCATCCAGTGATATATTATCTCGGATGTTACAAATTCCCCAGTGTTTCTAGGCTTGCTAGCTGGATCTTCATTGAAGGTGGTAGCCGTCATTTTACGATCAATGTATTCGCTTATAGCTTTGTAATTTTCAGGCGTTAAAATTGTGAAAACTTCTTCAGGAGTCTCATCAGATAAATCCATACATTTTATGTAAAGAATTGTATCTTCTTCTGTCTTTTCTTCTCTACCAAGAAAAGGACGTGTAGTGATTGACTCCCATTTTGATAGGGAGACCAGAGAATGCTCAAGTTTTAATACTGCGCCGGCAATAGCAGGACTTTCTTCGAATTGCTCGGTTCCTTCGTTCCATAATGAAACTCCAGGTTTATCTGGAACAGTAAGCTTAAGCATTCCCTGATCTCCTTTCTCAAATCTAAATCACACTTAGAAAGTGTAACCCCAGTCAGTATCAACATCATCGGGGAACGAGTAGCCGTTAGCCGGGAAGGCAGTGACAAGCTCATTCTTAGTGATGGTGACTGCACCAGTCTTGGTAACACCATTAATCTTGTAGATGACACCCGGAACAGTCGGGATCGTGATGACCTTAGTGGTACTATTGTACGTCGGAGCAACCGGAGTAGCTTCAACAATAGCGCCATTAAACAGAGCAAAGACCTCCGCAGGAAGCGGAAGACGAGGCTCTGCCCCAATGGTACCATACAGGATGTCCATAAGAGCATTCAGTGCGGCAGCGTCAACACGCTTCGAGTTGATGGTAAGCGTGGCAGAAGGCTTGTACTGCGTTCCATCAATCTCACCAACTTCAACAGCAGTCGTGGTGAATTCCCAAGAAAGCGCGAGCGCCTCAGGAGAATCATTTACCGTTGCACGAGCCTTCTCGGAGGGTGCAGCAAGTGCTCCCCAGACAAGGTGAATCTTAAATCCGTAGTCGGTACCATCGATATCATTACCGATGAGAGTGCGGTACGAAAGACCGAACGTCTTGCGGCTCTGCTGTCCAATGGACACGCCTGCGACGGGGGAAGCTGTACCATCGCACTGCTCGAACTCGTCAGGATATGTGAATGCCTCAATGGTGCCACCGAACTCTTCAGCAGCAACAAGGTTGAGGTACTTAATGTTATCCGCGTACTGCGGAGTAGCTTCGGCGCCAGAGGGAGACTCGGTTACAGTCGTAAGACCGTTCCAAGGCACACCACCAACGTAGTTACCACCCGCATCTGGGATGTAGAGAACACCGTGGTCGACACCGGTTTCGTAGAACCGCTCACCTACCGCGTCCCATTTCAAACGAGCCATTATACTCCCTTTCTAGAAGTAAACGTTAAAAACGTCATGATTGAGTTGCCCTGAGATGAAAAACCGGTTATGGGTAGACATAGGCAAGGCTGCTACTTTATCTGGAATATCGGAATCGACATCCTCAGTGATAACAGTAACTGTGTAGCGTTTAGTATTGGCAAAGGGCAAGTTGTCGGCGAACTGACTTCTAGAAGTTTCTCGCTCATAGACAATTGCAGGATAGACCATGCTGAGATTATTAGGTGGCTGAAAATAAACTTTTCCAGTCATAGTCTCAGTTTCAGGATCTGTAATAAGAGTTCTTAAAATTGCATCCAGGTCAAGCCGGGAACGGGCCACGATACACACCACCTAGCCTTACTTCAAGGCGAACGCCTACTGGTTTAACGTTAGACGCAATCCAGTAGGCGCCCTGGTACTTGACATATCTCATAGCAAAGTAGTGTTCCCCAGCATATGCATCACGCACAATACTAATGGTTACATCTAGGCTAAGGTCTTGATTGACCTTTTCACCTTCTCTTAAGCTCCTAGCTGGAGTAGGAAGGACGTCACCGGAAGCGGGATGCTCCACGATGACGTCCTTCCATACACTAGGCGCTGTTTCTACGTGGTCTTCGGCATAGCCGATAACGTCATGAAACTTTGCCATTTTGATTAATCTAGGAGTAGATTAGTAAGAGATGTCGAAGACGCGCTCCGCGGTGTGCGGGAACGAGTAGTTGGTCGCCGGACGAGCCTCGACCTGAGTGTCCTCGGTGATCACGACAGTCGCCGCAGCAGCCTTGTCGACTCCGTTGATGGAGTAGATAACACCAGTGGTTGACGGGATCGTGATGGTGTGAGTACCACCGTTGTAGTTCGGCTGAGCCGGGGTAACAACAGTGCCCGGGTTGCGCTTGATGACAAGAGCAGACTTCGGCTTGGTCAGCGCACCAGAGATGCGAGTCTCAAGCAGGTACTTCATCTGGTTGAAGTCGATGTCGAAGTCGTCGAAGAAGTTGATCTCTCCGCCGCGGTCTGCACCAACGGTGTAGTCAGCAAGGTTGACGATAACACCAACGAGCTCAGGAGCATCCTCCATGACCTCAACCGGAACGATGTCCTTGACACCAAGTGCCGCAGCAAGCTGCTGGCGAGTGTCGTAGAAACGACGGTTCAGGGTGTCCTTATCAAGCAGCAGATCCGAGAGAACGCGCTGCGTGGTGTAGAACGTCGGGTTACCCGAGCCCTTGTAGTCAGCGAGAGCACGCGTGATCGCCTCATTGGTCTGAAGCGCAGTCGCGCTAGCACCAAGGGTAACCACGTGCGAGTACATCTCGTCGTCCCACGCGATCGGACGAATGTGGTCCTCGTCGATCTTGTCCTCGTCATCAGCATCGCGGCCGTCACCGATAAGGATCGCGCGAGCGATTTCCTCATCGAGCATAACGCGCATCTCAGCCTTGATCCATGCAACAACATCAATGTCGACAATGTCGATGATGTCATCCCGGTCCAGCTTCTGCTTCTTGTAGATGGTCTTCGGACCGGTCACGCGCTTCAGGAGCTTGATAACCTCGTCCTTCTTGCGGGTAGCCTTCACGTAACCCTTGGCGCGTGCCTCGTCTGCAGTAAGGTCTGCAGCAAGCGACTTAATGCGCGAGAACGGCGAGTGACGGGTGGAGCTAAGAACATCAGCAACCCACTCGGTACGACGGCTGATAAGCGAGATGCCGTTCTGGTCCAGACGGGCGTCCGGAAACAGGAACTCAATGTCGTCAATACCATAGTCGCCATCGGCGTGCTGAAGATCCTCAGGAAGGATCTCATCGGCGTGAGCAAGGAACGTGTCCTTGAACGAACGCTTTCCCTGGTATGCTTCCTGAACAAGCTCCTGAACCTGGCCGTGCGAGAGTTTCGTACGGTTCTGAGTGGTGCCGCCGTTAGCGGACTGCGTCTCGAAGACGTTTCGTGCCATTTCGAATCCTTCCTGGTGTGCGATAGTTAGATCTTCTGGGCTAATCCCAGAGTGCTCAACAGAGCCGTCGTTGCTCTCAAGAGCCTCGCCAACCATGTAGTGTAATACGTCTTTCTGCTCTTTGGACATACTCTCGTAGACGTCTTTGACAGTCATGTCGCCATCGGCGTGCTCGAGGTCCTCTTCCTGCTGGTTCCCCACGATGTCTCCCTCATTGTTTGTGCCATCGTTTTCCGTGGCGTCAGATTTGTTTTCGACTTCAACGTCATCGACGTTGTCCCCATCGTTGTCCTCAGAATCTGATTCAGAGTCTTCCGTATCGGTGTCCTCGTCGTCTTCATCAGGAACTTCGTCATCTTCATCATCACTATCGGAGTGAGATATAAACAGTCCAGTATAGATTTCTGCCTCAAAAGAGGACTCATCTCCATGTGCTAGACTGTCATTGACAACATCAATGAATGCTTCAGGATTAGCGCCTGCGAGTACAAGGCTAACTTCCTTAATGTTTCCATGAACGACGTCTCTACCCTTTTGGGTAAGCTGTCGTGCGAATATAGAAAGCTGGTTAACATCTCCATGCATAACGAGCTTTTTGGCTGAATTACCGGCTGGGGTGTCATTGAAAAATGCCTGGGTGTAAACACCCTCTGGCTTATTCTTAAGAATTGCATAACCCAGAACATTTTCTGGACTGTTATGCTGGTGCTGCCAAACAAGAGGAACTTTGGTTCCATCCTGGTGAGCAAACGCGTTTTGCTTGATGGTACGACCGTCAGAGCAAAGCAGGTCATTCTTACTGGCCCAACCACTGAAGTCAGGTTTCATTAATATACCTTTTCTTCCTGGTTAATAGTTATTTGATATAGTCGTAAATCCGACTTTTATGTACTCATGGGCTACCTATGTAACACCACCAGCTAGACTAGCATCCACTTCAGCTTCAAGTTCATCTAAAGTCTGTTGTAGCATAGCGTTTTTTTCAGCAAGATCCATGTCATCACTGCTAGGTTCAACAGATGGGACTACTTCAGATCCGGCAGCCTGGGGCATATTAGAGTTCATGAGTTGATCGGATTTAGGCTCAGCGTTAGGCTTAAATCCAATAGAACCACGGATTTCATTAGGCGTAAGTACCTCGTTACGACTGAATATATCAGTAGCTGCTGCAATATCAGCAAGAGGCATTGTCTTGAATGGATCACGGAAATAGAGTATACTCTGCTTCTGTGTACGCGCAGTTTTGGTAAGAAAGGAACGACGCATAGCTTCAAGAACAGCATTAACAACCGGTGCAATCGTTCGATTGTGGTAGTTTAGCATAGCTTTTTCGTCAGCTTCACCAGTGAAAACACTTTCCGTTAGACCAAGCTGACCATAGAGCATCTCAGTTAAGAATTTAACCTGACTGAGAAGATTGTTTTCTGCTGGTCTGTTGAGCTGTGTGATTTTCTCACTAGCATCTGTATAAGCTATACCATACTGGTTACCCTTTAGCTGGTTCTCAATATCTCTAGCGCGAATCTCAGCTGCATCGCGGCGTGACTCGTGCTTGATAGCATAAGGAAGCTGAATGATAATATCAAGTTTTCCTGAGCTCGAGGCTTCATCAATAGCGTCAAGCATACTGAGCTTTCGAATAAGCCTCTGCAGAGTGGAGTTAGGCTCATTCATTACTGAATATAGCGGGTTTTCCACAATAGCAACCATTCGCTTGGGAAGGGTTACCTCTTCTTTTCTACCCTTTTTATCGTTCCACAGTAATACACGAACATGCTGTGGGAACCACTGAACAATTTCTCCAGTTCGAAGAGATAGAATATTATAGCCGCCAGTAGCCTTAGGATCAAGATCGGTATCAACTGGCACAATTGCGACAACGCCTTTTTCAAACATTGTCATAAATATATCTTGCCGGAAAGCTGTTGCCGCCTGGTCTATGTTGGCTTCAACTGTAAGACAATCATTTAGACCAGAATCAACGTCAGAAGCGTAGCGATTGCTTGAGTCTAGCTTAACATGCCGCATTTCAATAGCTGCCGCGTCAATACTCAAACGTGTGTATATAGATCCAATGATTGACTTATCACCCATAGATCCAACACGTCGTCGATCAGGACGCGTACCATAAGAAGCTCCATATTGAGTTTCCATACCTCGGTAACGCTGTTCTTCATTATCACCAAAGACGTTAAAAGCGTGCGCTAAAGAATTACCAACAGTAGCTATACGGGAAAAGAGAGACGCCATTATCATTCACCTCCTTTCGAGATTTAGTAAATATAGTCATTGTCACCCGTAGGTTTTAAGTAGATCCTGCTTAGAAGAACTGTTCGTTTTAGCAGCATACACAATGGAAGTAGCTAGTAATACGTTAGACGCAAAACCGGCACCCGCTTTTACTTTTGGATTCTTAGCGATTAAAGAAACGCCGGCAGTGCCGAGACTACCCCAAAGACCCGCAACCATTGTTCGACCAAGCTTTTTAGTTCGTTCGCTTGTGTCGTCACGGGTAGCCGTTTTTACACTGCCCATCTTTTTGGCATAGGCATTACGAATCTTATTCTTAAGCCGCTTACGATCGCTGAGAAGTTTTCCCCTGCTGTTTGTAGTGGTGCTGACTTTTTCAATTTTACGAGTACCCCAATGCATACCTGCAACACCATAGTGCGCAAGCACATCAGGGTCATCCGGATCTATTCCAGAATGGAGTAACGCAGAATATAATTCAACGCTCATATCATTGTTATCCATACTAGTACTTCCTATTCGGGTCGTATCCGCCTGCGCGAGTGTTAATACCAACGGCAATATCGCCGGCCATCATGTTACCCACATAAGCAGCTCCCGAAGATGCTGCTACTCTAACTGCAGGAGTATTAGCAAATGCAGCTATAGATGAAATTGCTGGTCCTGCGCCACTACCAAATATCTTAGAGACAAACTTCTGTCCTCCGCTTGATTTAGCTACTTTTGAAAGAGCAGATATACCAACGTTAGCAACTACAACTCCGCCAAGAGTACCAGCGACTTTTCCGCCCTGTCGGACATACTTGTTACGTCCAAGAACTTTATCTCGACGAAGTTTTTCGGAACCTCGAGCTGTGGATATAGAATCACCACGGTTAAGATTCTTGTTTATTCTCTTAGCTCCACCACGACCATAAACTTGCTTATCACGCTTACGCTGATCGTTGGTGTAGTTTGGATTATCGGCGTTTAACTCTCGTTTACGCTGACCCCACTTCATGCCCGGAACACCAAAGTGAGCGAGATAATCTTCAAATTCTTCTTCAATAGTGGACATCAAGCCCCCTGAGTTTCTTTAAGCTTTTGTTCTTTCTTAAACGCAGCTGCAGCCCCCTGATTAACAGCAAGTGTACCGGCAACCATAGAAGCGCCATAAGTCATTAAAGTACGACCAATAGGATTCTGTGTTACTGCTGCTAAGGTGTAATCAGCAGCTGCCCAAACTTGAGCACCGCGTGTGTTTGCTCCAAATAACTTGGCTACAAACTTAACACCAGTTTTGGTACGGTGAACGCTGTGAAGAGTTCGAACTAAAACATTGGCACCAATTGCAGCTCCGGTTCCAGCAAGAATGGCTTTACCAGCCTGCTGGCTTCGACGGCTTCGCTCCATGTTACGAGCTTTTGTAGAACTAACTCCAGAACGAATATCTAAGTTAACTCGATTAGCGCCAGCTCGTCCAAAGTCTTTCTTGGCGTTGTTGTATTTTGTCTGGGTGTTGCCTTCTGCTAAAACGGCGTCGGCCTTACGCTGCTCTGCTTTATTCTTAATTCCACTGATAACATGAGCAGCAGGAGAAGTGCGCTTAACAACAGAGAGAACCGGTTTCTTGTTAACCGAAAGGAAAGGAGTAATACGTCCTCCACCAGCCTTACGCTCAGCGCGATCCTGCTTACGACGCCCCCATTTCATACCCTCTACACCATAGTGAGCGAGAATATCATCTTCGTTACCGTCGTCAATACCTGAATGAATAAGGGCATTGCGAGCTGCCTCACTCATGTTTTCTGATTTTAGCATTTTTGAATGCCCCCTTCATTTAAAATTATGGACCTTGAATCTTTTTGCGTGTAGCTTCGTCAGCCATGTCAACAAACGATTGTACGCTGACTGTATTGGCCTCTCTTGCGGCGATTCTATTAGGATCTAACTGATCCTTATCAAAGTTAGATCCGGCTATCTTACTACCGATAGAAGAAGCAACAGCGAAACCGCCTAACGCAATAACCGCTTTGCCATATCGGGAAGAAGTTAATGATCTGACGGCAAGATTAGCGGTGTTTAAGTTTTTAGGATTTAATACAACAGTCGGGGGCTTCTTTTTAAAAAGAGAAACCACATAAGCCAGACCTTTTTTCTTAACGGGGGCTGGACCATTCTTAGCAGCTAGATCAGCAAGAGTAATTGCTGCCATAGCGCCGAAAACACCACCCATAGCACCGTTTCTGAACTTTGATCTTTTACGATCAATTTCAGCTTGTTCTTGCGGTGTTTTTCGACGGCCCCACTTCATACCTGGAACACCAAAGTGAGCGAGGGTATCTTCATCGTACATTAAATATCCTCGCTCACTTTAGTTAGTTTTTTCAGCAGCTTTAAACAATGCTGTAATTTCAAATATGTTGCCGTCATCCATTGGAGAGAACTCTTCAAAAACACCGGTCTTCTGATTAACAGAAAAGAACGGGTCCCAAATACCCTCATCGGGATCATCGGTAAATATCTTGAAAAGCCAAACGCCATGGTAATCTATTACCGATTGAATCTTACCTTTTGGATAACTTGAAGTTGCAATCGCTGCGGCGTTTTCTAAATCAATCAACATTTCGAATCCACCTTAAAAGATAATCTTCGTTAAGATCAATATTGTCAAGACGAGTAAAGCCTACCTGTGAGAATACTTCTTGTTGTGCATTTGTCGGTTTAATTATACCAGCATCTTTAAGCATCTTTGAATAGTCTTTTATAATATCGTCTACAGACTCGTATTTTATACTTCTCTGAGCGTCAAATACGACAGCTTTTCCGTTGACAATCTCATAAGCCATACTATGACCACCGCCAGCGCCCCACATAACTCCTAATTCCCCACGAGCACCATTTGGTTGCTTTGCAAGAACTGAAAATATGTTATCAAGACCGCCACTCACTGGAGCAACATCAATATTATTACGAGCACCCGCTGCAAGTTTATCCGTTAAATCAAATACCGGAGTAGCTTTTCCGTTTGCTTTATTAATAGACTCTTTTAATACCGTTTTGGCTGTGCCGAATGAGTTAGTAGAAAGAGTCTTTTTTCCAGGACGTATCGCGTTAAGCAACCCAACAGACGTTTGACCATACGCGTTAGTCGTTCTGGTAGCCATAACATCGTTGCCTCGACGGCGCATCTCATAAGCAAAAGTGGCGCGACGACAATTCATCTTTGTGCCAATACCTTTACCATACATTGGGTTGATGGGTTTAACAACTTTAGCCATGATATCGTCAACACTCATTGCGGCATGAGCAAGGTCGTCGCTTCTTTTAAAAGCAACAACACTCTTACCTTTGGTAGCAATAAAGTTTGCGCCTTTAGACGCGAGTTGCCGAAATACACCACTTTGTAATCCACTATGTGTACTTCTAGCTAAAATAATACTACCAACTGCTACTCCACCGATAAGTAGTTTTTTCTCAGTGCTTGTGAGTTTTCCATTACGCTTCTTTTCAGCGTCAGCAATTAGCTGATTCTTTTCTTTGGTAAGATCTTTAATATCGCCGTTTATAAGACGCTGTCGAAAAGCACTATCGGTTTTTATAGCGTTCAGTGCTTTAATCTTAGTTGACATGACATTGGCTTTAGCCTGAATCTTATCAGCCTTAGCTTCGTAAGCGGCTTTTTTGTCTCGAGCGACTTTTTCGGGGCTCTTTCGAACGCCCCATTTCATACCAAGTACGCCCGCGTGCTCAAGGGAGTCTTCTACTAAAAGGTTAGACATAACACTCCCTTAAAAATATGGTTACTTGTCGTAAATCTTAAGTAAATCGTCTCCAGCAGAACGCTCTTCAAGACTTTGCATAGTGACTGATCCTACAGTTGCCAATATAGCAGTAGCAGCAAGAACGCCTTTAGAGATTGGTTCGGGGTCAAGGATAGTAAGAACAGCAGCTCCAAGTGCAGCGATAGTGAGAGCGGTATCTGCTTTTCCAAGCTTAATGGTCTTTGAACTACGGTCGTCTCGATGCGCGTTCTTTCCGCGATTTTTTTCAAACATAGCGTTGTTAACACGCGCACGACGACTTAATGGTTTACCATTCTTTGACTCGATTTTGCGTTGCCCCCAGTGCATACCCAAAACGCCATAGTGGGCGAGGGTATCATTCTCGTTTGAAATATCCATTAGGACTCCTCGCCCACTTAGTTTTACTCGAATTCGCCCTTATTGAGCTTCCATGCTATAAACGCATCCATCAAGGCAGCCACATTATCAATCTTGGCGTCTTGACGCTTCTTCATGAGTTTGCGGTTACCATTAGTATCTTCAAGAGTAATAGCGTTACCCATGGCAAACATCATGAGTAGTTGATCGAATCGAAGCATACGCTGTTCACTTAAATGTTTAAGTTCTCCAAGAGGCACCGACTCAGTGCGAGCACCCTGGATAACCTTCTCTATACCAAATACGCCATACTCTGCTTCCCAGCGAGCAACAAATTCTTTTGCATTGTATGGATCAAATCCAAAGGCTCGAACGTCATACTTATTGAGAATAATGAAATTCTGAAGATCATCATAGACGTCCATCATGTCCAGAATATTGCCGTTCATGACAATAAGAGTACCTTCATTTAAGAACTCTTCATACTTCTGGCGCATAGCTCCGGGGAGCTTGGTTAGCGTGTACTCTGAAATATAGCTTCGGGTTTTAACACCAAAAGAACCATCAGTCAAAGGAAATAAGAATGTGAATGCACAGAAATCATCACCCTGTGAAAGGTCTGCACCCAAAGAGCAAGGCATGTTATCATAGAATTTATTCCTATGCACAAGAGTCTCTTCATAGGAAAAGAAGTAACTCCAACCTTCCATTGGTATACCAAAGCGCTTCGCCAGAATATCATTCTTCGAAGATGGTGCTTTTTCAGCTCGTTCTACATCCTGATGATAAGTATCGTAGGACACAGTCTTTCCAAGGTTAGGCTGAGCCTTAAGCCACATGGCAGGATCGCCAACTTCTTCAATTTTGTCAAGTCTATACCACCAGACAGAAACCTGAGGAGCAGGATAGTCACCCTTAAGAATGTCAGTTAATTCCATTTTGATAGTATCGCCACTACCGTTACGGACTGTACCCTCTGAGCTAATTGCAACAATTACCCAGTCGTCAAGCTTTGATGCACCCTGCTCAATAGCACCGACTACATCTTCTCGAACATCTCCAGAGAGCCATTCGTCAATAGTTGATACTTTTGGTCGAAGTCCCTGTAGCTTGTTGACCGACATAGGTCTGATCTCAAGCAAAGAACCCGTTAGAAAGTTCTCAATACCCTTCTTTGTAGAAGCTAGCTTCACACGAAGTGCACGGTTACCCGTGGTGTTCTGCATTGACCCCTCAGTCAGGAACTTGAACAGGGGTCCTCGAGAACGTGTAATAGCGGTTCTGAAAGGGCTCATTACCTCGTCGGCCTGCTTCATAGTAGGAGCAGTAGTGATCTGGTGGGTGGTCGCTGTATCGATGTTGAGGAAGTAAGATTGTATGCAGTAAGCATACATACTCTTTGCCCCGCCTCGAGCGACAATTAAGTACTGCTTGTAGCGAACGCGCTTCTTGATCATCTTACGGACATAACGTCCACCATGATGATCTGCGTCAGGCACGTAAACACTACGTTCAACAAACTCA